TCCATCTCAGCGGCTGTGAGTGGAGCCCCTTTAGGAATTCTTGTTACTAATGCCATATTTTATAATTACTAATTAGATTGCTATAATAGTAAATATAAATATTGTTTAAAAATAAAATAATTAAACTTTAGTTTTTGCTTCAGTTGGGGTTGGTGTTTCCACCGGTTCTGGAGTTGTTGATTTGGGTTTTTCCGTTTTAAGGCGTAAAATCGGATGTATTGATTTAAGAAAATCTTTTTTGAATTTAACTTCAGATGCCTGTTTTATTCCTTTTAAAGAATAAGTTCTATATGGTGTTGGGTTTAAGTTATAAATTGGGCTAGTTTTTACAAACTGACTGAATAACCCACTACCATCTTTACCACTCTTTTTTAATACCTCATCTAAAGTTTTAGATTTTTCCCATGCTTCATTAGTAATACTTGGATTAAATAATGGTTGTAACCATTTAAAAAATTTATCAGGTTTTATTTCACTTAATTTTATACAAGATATTACCTTTTCAGGAGAAATACCTATCACAAATATATAAGCGGTATTATTACCAGAAAAACTTTTTTGTTTACCGTCCGCATAAACATACGATTCAACTATATATACGTTTCTTGGTTTAATCGCCGTTTTACCAACGCTTACTTCTGCTTCTATATATGATTTGTATAAATTTGCGAACGGCATTTTAAATCTTATTTAGTTTTGGTATTTGCATTTTCGTTGAATTCACACTTGGCATATTAAATGGGACTAATTTGGGTTGTTGCTTTACATAAGTATTAAGTATTTGCTCAAATTTTTCATTCATTTTATCTAAGGTGAAGTTTTTTAAAGTATTTTCTCTCAATCCTTTTGATTTATCTAAATAAGAATCATATTTGTTATATACATCATATATCTTATTAGCTGCGTTTGAATAATTTGCAGTAAACCATTGTGCTTCTTTCATACAAAATTGGTCAGCTGCTGATTCATGCACAGGTGTTAAATTACCTTCTAATAAAACTGCATTATCCGGTGGTAGAAAGTCCATTTGTCCGCTCCAACCACTTGCAATAATTGGTTTACCTGTTAGGGTAAATTCAGCCATAGGTCTACCATATCCCTCACCTTTAGTAAATGATATCATTGCTTTAACTTTTGGATGATGGTATAAATTACTCATATCAATTTCTTCCATATCACCATGTAACAAATATATAGATGGACATTTATCGCCGTATGTTTTTAATACACCTTCAAGTTTTTCTCTAGTTGCTTCTCTATCTATAACACTAAATCCAGCGTGTGATGTTTTAACAATAAGTCCTGGTCTTTTATCTTTTGGAAGATATTGGAATACAGTTGCAAATGTTTTAATTGCCATACCAATATCTTTTCTATCTTGTCCTAAATCTCCTTTTAACCAATGTCCTACAATTAAGAAATTAAAATCCTCTTTTACATTAGCTAATACATCAGTACCACTTCCTTTGGAAAATATTTCAGTATCAACTCCTTCAAAAAGAACTTCAATTGGTTTTGTTACTTTGATTTCTCCAACTATTTGGTCAGTTGCATTATCTTTTTGTTGATATACAGTTCCACCAATATTTTGTTTTGTAAAATGGGATGGTACTATAATTAAATCCATCTTATTAGAACCATCGATAAAATCTTTTGGACAGATTGTAGTTTCAACACCGGCTGTTATACCAATACTATAATGTCCTTTTGGTTCAAATTCATTTGCTACAGAAACCTGTATAAACACATCTGGTTTTTCTCCTACTTCTGTAATAACTCTTTCTAACATCCATCTACCAAATTCACTTTCACCATCAACTTGGTTTTGTGGAGTGCTTCCCCATCTCAAAGGTATAATTTTAATATCATACTTATCCATCTTGCGTAGGGATTTCATTAAATCTCTACAATGGTCACCGTAACCGCTACGAGTGAATATAGGTCCTTGAAATACTAATGTTGGTTTCATTTATATAACTTATTTTATTTTAAATACTTCGAATCTTTCTCTTGGTTTCCAATTTTCAAATGTAGATTCAATTCCATCAACTAATGTTTGACACATATTTGTATGTGTTAATCCCATTTGATTGACAAACGCCTCTCTGCCCTCTAATGCGTTTGTTTTACGAACTTCTTTTGGTGTGTTATACATTTTCTCAATTGCTTCTGCAACATCCTCTATATCAACTCTATCATCCCAAATATAAGGTGTTGGTACAGACCCTGCTAATGCTAATGCTCTACTCCATACTGGTGTTACCCAAGAACCAGGAATAGCTTTACCTTCCCACTTTCTCCATTCGTGCAATGAACCAATTTTAACGTAATCTTCGGCAGTTAACATTTTTCCATCAACTGCAAATCCACATTGGTCTTGCAATCCACCAGTTACGTTTACAATTATAGGAGTTCCTGCCATTATTGATTCTGCAGTTGCTAATCCAAATCCTTCGTTGTTAGCAATGTTGATTGTTACATCTGCTATATTATAGATAAGATTTAATTCTTCTTGAGGTCTTCTCTTTTCTGAAAATATAATATTACATTCAGGTGCCATTGCATCTATTACCGCAGGTAAATCAGTTCCATTTTCATCCACAGGTTGTGTATGCATTACTAAACAAACTTTATCTGCTTTTTCCTTACCAATCTTATCACAAAACTTTTTAAATGCTACAATAACATCTGCAGGTTGTTTTCTTCTGATATTACGATTTGACCAATATAGTACAAACTCATAATCCTTACCACCTAAAATTTCTTTACGGAATTCAGCAGAGACTTCTGCTGGCTTATATATGTTTGTATTAATACCATGTGGTACATACCCTACTTGCCAATCCTTTTTAGGTTTCCAAGTTGGTTTAGTATCTAACGCTGATAACCTTTTAATGATACCATATGTTTGACGAGATATACAACCAATCCAATCACAACTTTCATAGAAGTTACGATTATATAATGGGTCTGGTAAATCATCCCAAATTGCGTAGAATAAAAGAGGAACATTTTGTCTGATTTCATGTTCGATATCATACAACCACGTCCAATAACGAGGGTCAGTAAAGTGTAAGATAGCATCAGGCTTTTCGGTATTGATTAATTGTCTAATCAAGTCCGCATTACCATAACCATTCCAAGGAAGTATCTTTACATTAGCATCCGCGATACCATAATTTTTTTGTATATCTTCACTAACATCTAAAACCTTACCAGCTTCTGGATGATTAATTGCGGCTCCTACTTGAAACCAATCGTACTTATGTACTGTGCCTAATACTAATTCTTTTGATACGGTGGCAATACCACTTGCCATTCTTAAGTCATCTGAAAGTAACAGAATCTTCTTTTTTGCCATAACTTATTTGTGTTGTTAAAATTGTGAACCTGAAATTTGTAGTTTTACATATTCATTCATTTCGCTTCTAAAACTTTCGTCTGAAACGTATCTTTCTACAGTTCTGTTTACCAATTTTTGTAGAGTAACATCTGAATTAAAAGATACTTTTTTAAATGATGAATACACATCTTTCAATATTTTTACGGTTGTTAGTTTTGTGTTTTCATGTTCCATTGTGGATATTGTTTTTTATATATTTGTATATATAAGTATATTGTAAATAAAAAAACAATAATTTTTAAGGAACTTTTTTATTTACTTGCTTTTCCATCACATATCCCTCTACTCATAAACTCACACCATTTACAATTCTTTTTGTTTTGTCCAGGTACTTTAGGGAATTCAATATCTTTAAATCCACCACCGTCATCAAACACAGTATTAATAAATTCCATAAATTCATCATATACTTTATTAACCGAAGGTGAGCCGCTTGGAGGTACGTGCTTTGATATGTATGGGATTGGAAATGCAGAATCTTCAGGTAGTTTTCTTCTCATTATCTGATATTCTACTTTTATTTTAGTAAGAGGAACATTAAATAATTCTGAATAGTATTTTTTATATAATAGGATTTGAGAATTTTTCATCTTATCAGCTTTCTGATATTGATTCCAACCCATTGTTGAAGTTTTTAAATCAACAATTATAATTGAATTTTCCGCTAAATCTCTCAATACAATATCTATATAACCAATAAAATGAACACCCGGTTTAATATTTGCATTTAATGGAATTTCAATACCAACTAGTTCATAGCCGGATTTAGAATAAAATTTACTACAATACTTTTTAAACCAACTAAGAATTCGTCTACCATCACCGTAAAATTCTTCTAATTCTAATTGAGTACACGGAGCACCTTCACTAAGGGCTTCTTTTTCTTTGGTAAAATTTTCTTTCATTCTATCCAATAACAAACTATCCAATTCAATTTCATCGGCTTGTTTTTTAGATACACCATACATTACCGAAAGATAATGTTGGATAGTTTCGTGCATTGCACTACCAAATAGTGTGTGAATGTTACCAGAACTTTCACCTAATTTATCTATATAGTTTAACTTATATTGTTGGGGGCAGCTACTCCACATTGAGTACTGCGAAAATGATACTTTTGCCATTATGTTTATTTATACCTTAAAGATACGAAAAAAGGGTGAGATTACCAAATTATAGTTTAAGTTTCAACTTAGTAATTTCTTTTGGATTTGTGCCGTACGCTTCGGCAATTCGTTTAATTTCTTCTCTACCAATGGTACTTTCATATAATATATCTAAATAATCAGATGCTTCTCTGCTAGAGACCATAAACCATTTGGCTACCAAATCGATAATCCATTGTTCATAATCTTTTACCGATTTACCTTTCATATAACGAAGATATGTTTTTCCTTTTGGTATGACTCCGATTAATGCTTTATAAACCGCTTTAGGAGGTGCCTCTTGAATATAAGGTTGAATTTCCGCTACCACCTCAACCCAATCAGGATTCATAGACATGTAACGAATGATTAACCAATTACTCCAAGTTTTCTTATCAGCATCTTCTAGCTTATCCCAATACTTTGGGTCCTGGTCTTTTGTAATTGCATTGATGTGGTCGAATAATCCTTTTGCCATTAGTCTTCTACTTTTAAACCCGGAGGTAATAATTCATTTAATACTTCACCACAATCACCACATAAGAATAATTCTACGGGTAATACTTCATCCTTTGGTTTACCAGTTAATAACTTTGAAATCTTACGAAATCCAAAACCTTGTACAAAAATCTCTCCACCACATTTCTTACACGCAATTGGTTCGGTTTTTTCTAATGGAATTGGTTTTTCTTCCTGTGGTGCTATTGGTTGTCCACCTGCTCCTAAAATGTTAGCCATTATATAATATTTAGTATTTGAATTAATGTAGCCGCTGCGATAATTTCTTTATCAATTGCTACTGCTGATTTAGCAACGCCATCACCTAAAACTAAAATTACATTTGCAGTATTTTCTCCCGCATAATCATCAACTTTTTCATATAGTAATGTATATAGGTCAGAAAAATCAGTAGCTTTCGAATCAAGAACCGTCTGTCTAATTTTCATATACTTGTTTCTCTTATCATCATTTGATTTAAGAACTTCAAGAACTTTCAACTTATAATCATTCTCTAAAAGATTTTGTACATCAACTTGCAATTTACCTTTAAGAGAATTTAATTGACAGGTATTAATAATCTTACGAATATCTGGATAAGAAGAATCGATAATTGGAACTAAATCCTTTGGGTCAAACTCAACACTTTCTGATTTTAAAATCTTACTCATTTGAATTGCCACATCTTTTTTAGTTGGTGGTGTAATTTGAAACGTTTGACAACGGCTTTGAATTGGTTCAATAATCTTTTCAATATAATTACAAGTCAAAATAAACCTACAATGCCTGCTAAATGTTTCCATTAAATTTCTAAGGATTGCTTGAGCTTGAGGAGTCATATAATCAAACTCATCTAAGATAATGATTTTATATTTTTTGAATCCCATAGAAGATGCAAAGTTCTTTACTTTATTTCTTACGGTCTCAACATTGTTTTCATCAGATGCGTTAATCATCATAAAATCACATTCAATTGAACTAACAATTAATTTTGCCAATGTTGTTTTGCCAGTGCCGGCTTTTCCAAAAAATAAAAGATGAGGAATATCTTCGTTTTGAATATATCCACTTACTTTACTTTTTAAGTGTTCATTTCCAACATAATCATCTAGTTTAGATGGACGATATTTTTCCACCCATAATGAGTGATTTATTTGTTCTTCTTTAAATTCAAACATATTTTTATTTTTTATTTTCCAGTTGAACCGAATCCGCCTTCGCCTCTTTCGGTATTATTTAATTCATTTACTTCATCCCATTCTATAATTGGATGTGGTATGATAATAAGTTGTGCCCCTCTATCTCCAATTTTATATACTGCTCCACCCGTTTTCTTAAATGTGGCTTGAATTTCACCTCTATAACCAGCATCAATTACACCAACTGAATTGCTAAGGATTAAATCGGTTTTGCGGATAGATGAACGAGGAAAAACAAGTCCCATAAAACCGTCAGGTATTTCCATTGAGATACCAAATCCATAACTGATATCCCACTCAGTTTCTCCCTTAATATCTGTAATAACTAAATCCATTCCAGCATCACTTTCTTTTGCGTAAAATGGAATCGTTGCGTTTTCATGTAACCTTTTTATATTAACTTTCATTTTTCGGGTTCATTTTTAGGTTATGTTCTCTTAATTTTTTTCCTTCATCTGAAAGTTCTCTAGCGAATAATTTAAAACGTTTACCATTTTGTTTACTTGTAAACGATATGTAAGCATCTTTAGTATTACTAATAGTAAATGTTACAGTTGGTTCTTCATTCGTCATATCTTCTCCTGTCCATGCAAATATTTGTGGTTCATCTCCATCAAATTGGAATACCCATTCGCATTGTTCTAATTTTTCAGCTGATGTCATTTTTAATTCACCAATTGGTTCTAATT